GAGGTCAATGACTCCACCAGGGTTTTTTAAGTCTCTCCATGACTTCGGGATTGAAGGGGAACCTTCACCGACCAGTTCTGTTAAAGGCCGTCCGTGACTTTTTCTGCCTTACGTTTTGCCCACATAGCTATAGACTGTAATAGTTCTTGCTGACATCTTTGACATAGCAAGGAGGGCAATCAGGATCTAACCAAAGAGTATATTGAAAGTCTTCCATTGCGGTCATCAATTGCATTTGATTATCGCAAAGGTACATATCACTATACCTTTTGGTAAAGGAACTCATTTTTTGAATACGACAGTCGGGACTACCGTTTTCTAGAGTTCCTACTTCAACATAACGATAAGGGAAACGTTCAAGTAAAATGTTCATAATCAAGCTTGAAGTGAAGAAGTGATTTCAACTCCACTGCTCAGATCACCAGCAAGAGCGTCAATGAGAATATCATAGTCGTCAAGAGGATCACCAGAAAAAGAAACACCTTTGTTCTCGTAATACTTACGAACCTTTTTGTAAAGTTTCGGATTCTTTACATCAAGGAAGAACTCACCGTCCACCGCGGAGTGAAGAGTGGAGATGTCCTTTTTAAACTTGGAAGTAACAGTCATTGTTCTGTGTGTTTACCTTGTTATTATAACAGACTCTCAGGTGAGAGTCCATAGTATGGACCAGTCGATAAACTGGCCAATGCTGATTGTGGGGATCGAACCCACCTATGACGAATTATGAGTTCGCTCCATTCACCAGATTGGTAAATCAGCAAATAGGACTGCCGGGAATCGAACCCGGTTCATTCCGTTATAAGCAGAAGGCTCTAACCAATAAGCAACAGTCCCTCAGGAGGCTTCGTCGTGCTCTTGGTATATTCGTAATATATCATCCACTGCTGATGTCATCACAGCTGTATTTCCTTTCTCATTCGTCACACATATATCCTCTCCACCCTCTACTCTTGCGATCAACTCTTCCCAGTGATCCTGCCAGTAGGTAACAGTGTAAGTCTTCATCGTAATCAAGAATTTGATGTATTTATTCTATCGGGGCTAAAGGATTTGAACCTTCGGCCTGACGCTCCCAAAGCGCCTGCTCTACCAAACTGAGCTAAGCCCCGAAACGGAAAAGGTGAGATTCGAACTCACGGTAGCTTTCACTACTTTAGTTTTCAAGACTAACGCCTTAAACCACTCGGCCACTTTTCCAAGGTGCTCGAAGAGGGATTCGAACCCCCGACATCCTCCGTGTAAAGGAGACGCTACTACCGCTGAGCTATTCGAGCTGGCTGGCGTGGCTGGATTCGAACCAGCAACCCATTGATTAACAGTCAATTGCACTGCCGTTGTGCTACACGCCAAGCGGGTGACGGGGATCGAACCCGTGATTCCAACTTGGAAGGATGGCGTGTTACCGCTACACCACACCCGCAAGAAAGGGGATTTACACAGCCTCAGGACGAATCCTTCACAGGCACGAAACCCCTTGTATCAACCGTTTACAACCCAGTCACAAACGGTGCGATGGTCAACTTCACCACCGAAATATTCATCAACTGCATCCTGTGCTTCACGTTCCAGTTTGGAATCATTCTTGGACAGAAGATAGTTAATACAAGGTTTTGCAAGACCTGCTTTAATGTCTTCAATAGACTTATCAACTTCACTGGGGGTAGTTTGTGAAGCAAGGTTGTCGAGTGAACGACTAGTGGCATTCAAGGTGCCTGCCAACGACAGAGACAGGGGAAGAACGCCTACACCAATAACAACACTACGAACGATGTTCGGGATATCCATAATGAAAGAATAATAACATTAGTTGGGGAGAACCCCAAGCCACTACCCAGAATTGAACTGAGCTCTGATGTTTACAAAACACCTGCATCACCACAATGCTTTAGTGGCAACACCCCTGGTAGGATTTGCACCCACGACCGACTGCTTATCGGGAATATTAAGATAATCTTCAGCCAAATTTACACCAGTTTTTTGGTTATTTTTTGGAGGAAATAATCTTAGGACAAATACTTTACCACATTCATTTGGATTTATGTAGTAACATTTGTCTGTATCTGGAGAATAGATACACATCACATCAATCTCATTTTTATCATAATCTTGAATATGTGTTCCATTTTTATCTGTCCAGCAAGTCCTAAAAGGGACTTCTATTTTGCCATCTCTTGATGATCTATACTTAACTTGAACTCTTAAAAAGTTTCCATCTTTATAGGCAACAAGATCAAAGGCAGAGTGTTCTGTATGAGGAGTAAGAATTAAATATCCTTTCTCATATAGATCAAGTTGTGCTTTTAGAACTCCAAGATCTCCTTTGTTTTTAGTATGGTGTTCCCTCATACAAGTTATGTTATCTCTTATTATTTATAAGAGTAACAACTTACCCGTATGTTACTTAGAACAACCAACAGGCTCACCTGGAATCGAACCAGGGACATTCACTTAGAAGGCGAAGGTTATATCCGCTTAACTATGAGCCCAAGCGGTTGTTCTAAGAAGGCAGTTGCTGCTATCTCCTGAGCTACAGGGGCAAGTGGTAGTTCCTATCGCCTCTAACCCTGAACTACCAAGGGGGTTACAGCAGTCATCTCTCGACGACCCTTATAATATAACCCAGACTCAACCCTGTGTCAAGCGATTCACGTATTGATTTGAATAATGGGTTCTATTTCCATGAATACCCCAGCCCAACCAGGTGTATGCACCATTCATATAGTATCCGATGGGTTTACCAGGAGTTTTGAACCTAGGTTCTGCCAGTTTCCACTCTCGTTCTGTCACCAGATACGAGAGTTGAGTCTTGAGTGATGATGGGTCACCACCAATCTGACGGGCATGACGACCTAATCCATAGTATCTACCAGATGTAGTCCATTGGATAAGACCATATCCACCACTACCACAACGATGGTAAGGAACACGAGCTCCACCCTCACAGATGTTAGGGGTGAAACGCGACTCCTGTTGAATGTTACCCATCAGGGTAGCCAGAGCATACTTATCTGTAATACCGTAGTCCTGGAAGAATGCAAGAGTAACTCTCTCGTTCTCATTGCAGTTCTCACAAACCCAACGGGGGCCTTTATCTGCTACAATCTCTTGTTCTTGAATCTCTTGTACCAACTCCTCTTTGGTGTTTTCTGTCTCCATCTCATCTAAGATGTCCGACAAGGGAGCTGCGGCTACATTGGTTAGACCAAGGACACCAACGGCACTAGCGATAGTTAAAAAATTAATCATAAGAAATTAAAACTCTACATCCCACCAATCTTTAGGTGGACACAAATTCATTAGAATTACCTTAGAAGGTTAACATAGGTTACAATCCCATGTCAAGGCTTCTTTGTCTCAGCTGGGGCAAGGACGACAGGAGCCTGTTCAATCCTAATGGTTTGAGCTGGGGCTGTCTGAGATGCTTTCTCAATCAGTCTCTCCATATCAACCTTACTTATACCACCTGATGCAGCTGCACCATTGGCACCCTTCTTAGCAGTCTGAACACCAAAAGTGGCTAAGACTCCTGTGAATACAGAGGCGATGAAGGTGGGGTCTAACTTCTGTTCAGGAATACCCAGAGCTGGAGGGAGTTTGATATAAGCCAGAGTAAGGATACCACCAGACCAGATAAGAATACCAAGCCTAACAAACGTAGAAAGGATGGCCAGTTGTTCCTCAGAATCGTCCATCTTCTCTTTAATTTTTCCAAGTGGACCCTTTTTCTTGGGTTCGTCCTTCTTGACCTCATCCTTAGGAGCGTCCATATCCTTAGAAATAACTGAGGTTATTTAGTAATCTTATTACCCTTACCCCAGTCTTTTACTTTATTTCTATGTCCTTTGAATCTATTACCTGTCACAGTATTTTCATCAGCAAAATCATTATTATTGATTGAGCTTCCAAATGAATATCCATCATCATGATGACAGTAGGGCTTACACTTTTTCCTTGACCCTAACCATACCCCCTGGCTCCAGAATGACATACCAGTAAGGTCAAATACATTGTTACGAATGATATT